GTGGACTACCTGACAGGCACACGCAAGCACGCTTCTGAGGGAGAGCTTCGCCGCTTGATCGAGTACATCATGGACGAGAAGCTGGAGTGGAGTGCAGACGAGATCGAGATCATCAAGTCTTTGAGTAGTAACTATGCAGTAGCTGGGGTCGTCTTAGCACAATACATGGTTGACAACATCGAGATGGTCAAGACGCTGGTGCTTCAGACTGTGCGCCAGATGTACACCGAGTACAAGGCCCCCAACGATGAGCGATTCTGGATGGCAGGGGTTGGTTGTGCCATAGCCGCCGGCATACTGATGAACAAAGAACACGCGGGTATTGCCGAGTTCCCCTTGGTGGAGATTATTGAGAGTTTTCGCAAGCGTATCAACCACCAGCGAGGTTGTATCAAGGGCAGCTACCGCACAGCCGAGGACGTACTTAATGCTTTTGTGCAGGAGTACCAAGGTAAGTTTGTGGTCGTGCGTTACGGCGAGAAGGCTGGCCCACTGGCGCATTTGGGGGATGGCTCGATGGTAGACAAAAATACTACCCGCGCAGAAGTTATGGGGCGGGTCGAGCACGGCGTAACCGCAGGGCATGTGGACTTTTTCATTGAAGAGCGTATGCTCAAGTCATTCTGTTCCAACATGAGCTTTGGGTATGCCAACTTCAAACGGTATCTTGAAGCGCAGTTTACGGTGTCGTATGTAGCCAAGAAAGATATGATGTCCAAGACTAGCGCACCACCCATGCGTGTGACCGCAATGAAAATTAGCCGCGCTGTGACGGAAGTCGATGAAACGCTTATCCATCAAGTATCCTTGGCAAAAGACTGAACCGGGGCAGGGGTTCTTTATACCCTGCCTCGACACCAACGCCATCCGTACCGAAGGTTTAAACCAAGCGCTCAAGCACAGGATATTTAACGCCAAAGCCACCCCTTGTATTCGGGGCGGTCTTATTGGCGTTCTATTTCATCGAGCGCCTGTTCGTTAAGTTTGGCGTACTCAATTTTTTGCTGTCTGATTTCTTTAAGTAACTGGCGCTTCTCATCAGGCGGCATGTCAGAAGCCCGAACAGCCACTTCCATTTTTGTAGCTTTGCTCATTTCGTTTTGAAACTTGGTGGCTGTTTCAGCCAAAGCAATTTCTGTTGTGAACTTGTTGAGCGTTTCTTCAGCCTTGTCATAGTATCCCCGCGCTATAAGGTTGTTGTACGTTGTCTTAGCTTTTTCAAAGCTGTCCATACGCCGGTACACACGGTCAATGATTCCGCCAGCATCTTCGGGTTGGAACAAACTGCCGTAAATTTTAGACTCAGATGCGCGTAAGGTAGCGCGTTCAGGGCCTGTGGAATCCACCGCACCAGTACCAGTAAGAATAGCTTGGCCAAGCGCCAGCGGTAGGGCGGTCGTGTAGCTGCGAATCAAATTTTCAACCAGTATGGGCGACATACCAAACTGCCCAAACATCTTGGCAATGTCGGTTGTATCTTGGCGGAACTGCGCTTCGGGGTTTAGTTTCTTCTCTTGTTCAGACAGAAGATCGCGGCCTGTGTAGAACGATTTACCCAAAGAAAACTCAACCAAGGGTTTAACTGCCTGCGGCAGCGGCATCGGGAACGCCAGTTTGTATTCACCGTATGCAAAAGTTGGCATGTTTGAGCCGCCGGGAATCAAGCTCAACAAAATGGTGTTAAACGCCTTGACTGCTTCTTCGCCGCCGTGCTCGTTCACCATAGAGTTATATAGGGCTTCAGGCAAAGCTTTGAATAAATAACCAATCTCAAACGGAATTGGCAGCTTCAAAGGTTCATCAAAACCGGGGATGCGTATGAACCAGTTGCCATACTTCTGATCTGGCGTGGCGTTCTTGTACGCTTCATCGTCTTGCATCAAGGCGGCGTAAATCATGGAAGAAGCAGCCAACATAGCCCCGCGCACAAACAGTTTCTGCTGAATCTTCAACTTCTCGTTGTACGGCATTTTTCCTGTGATGGACTTGTACAACACGTTCAAAGACTGAACCTGCGCGTTAAAGAACGGGATCATGCTGTTAAGCCAGTGCACGCTAGGAGATGCACCGCGCTTGTTAAAGTTCATTGACTCCAACGACATCAGCGTAGCTTCCATTTCGGACAGGCCCTGCTGGATATAGCTGTTGTATTGAGAGCGGCGCGTAGATGCATCCGCTTCCATGTTCATGGCTTCCAGTGCGCCAACAGCACCTTGCCAGCTAACCTTTTTGTCAGCCAACATGCGGTTAAGCACGTTAGAAATTTCGTCATTACCGCCAGTAAACATCTGACCGCCAACAATACCGCGACGCTCCAGTATGTCTTTGGTCATTCCAGAACCAAAACGAATCTCTTTTAATGCGCTCAGTACTGGGACTGTGTTTGCACCAGAAGCAATTGACGCGGCAAACGAATCACGGAAAATCTGTTTAGCCATGTAAACAGGAGACAGCGTAACGGCTTTGCGTAGTATGGTGGCAGGAAACGCCATCATTTTCATAATGCCTGACAACTGCGTAGGGATACCTTCCATACCTTTGACCAGTATGTCAGGGTCAAGGCCAATCTTGTCTGTCATAAGCACGGCGTGCAAGTCCGCAAGTTGCCCATCTTTGTTAATGTCAGTGAACTGAATAACATTTGTACCAGCGCCGCGTCCTTTGCCAATCTTAGCTAAACCAAGCTCAACCATCTCATACACAGCGTTCTTGGTTGCCAAGTTGCGCATACCCATGTCAGCCAACATGCCAGTGTTCTGAACGCTAGAAGTCAAAAAGTCAAGGATTGCTTCATCGCCGCCAACAAGCTTGTCAAGGTGCGGTTGCTTAGCCACATCACCAATACGTATAGGAGTCTCACTACCAATAATAAGTTCGACAACACCACCACGTTGGCGATACCAAGGAATGTAGTCGTCTTGAGCCAGTAAATTAGCGTGTGTCTTTGCATCAATAGACTTGGTGCTAAGCAAGAAATCAATCATGCCGCGGTTATAAGCGTTGTATTCTTTACGCGCAGCTTCAAAAATCTTAAATATTTCTGGATTGTTTTCTACTTGCGCACGGGCTCGGTCAAGTCCTGTCTTAGTTAACTCTTTGCCAAAGTGCAAGGTGTCAAAACCTTTATTGTCAGCGCGAATAGCGGACATGTACATAGTAAACAAGCGGTTTACAGCCACGCTATTACCAACACGGCCTTCTGCTTGTTTAAGGATGTTGATTACGCCGCGGATGTTGGCCCCGTCACTAGCTTCAATTAAGCGCTCAATTCGACCGTCTGCGCGCGTCTTCTCCACAATTTTCAACGCACCGCGTTGTATGGCTTGAGACACGAAGTTCTGACGCTGGTCATACATGCGCAAGTAGTACATCATCTGACTACCTTTTAGAGAGTCCATAGCCCGAGCCATGCGCTCCCACCCACCAAACCTATCCACAAACTGGGTTACAAACCCGAGGCCGGTAAAGTTAGCTTTGACCCCATCCCACCAGTCTTTGTTTTTTGATACCAGTCGTTCACTGTAGCGCCCAGCATCGGCAAAGTCAGCGGCGTATTCAGCCCTAAGTGACAATAAGCCTGTGGGGGACATGTATGTGCCAGCGTACTCCTGCTGCATTTTGCGTGAAGCTTGGAACAGTATGTGGTAAAGCTCAGATGTGTTGACATTGGCTGTGTTGATAAGCCCCATGCCTTTAAATATTTTGCGAATTGCGCCCAATACAATTTTTAAATAACGGCCAGCTTTTTCTACAAAAGACTCAGTGACTGTGCGCTCTTGCAAATGCGCCAGCATTTCACGTACAGCTTGAATTTCACCAAGGCGGCGCAACTCAGACGCTTTTTCTGCATTTCCTTTTTTCTCTTGTTCTAGCGCAAGGTTCTCGTAACCACGGGCAACTTGCAGCACATCTTTCTCAACGCCCAGTGCTTGAGCCATACCGAAGATGCCGCCGTCGCCTGTACGTATATTGCGGGTAAGTTCGGCCATACCTTTGGAGCCAAGCACCATGTCAACACCGTAGTGACCAATCGCTTCGTGTATCAGCGTCTCTTCCAAATCAGCCAAAGATGTATGCATGTTGCCGATAACAACAATTGTTCCGTCAGGCATAACGCCGCCTTTAACAGCAGACGTCTCAACATCAATCTTGTGTTTAAACAAACCTTTTAAAAACGTAGCTGGCGCTTCTAACATTGTGGGCGCGTAAATAAACTTAACGTCTTTAGGTAAACCCCGCGCATATTCCGTCGCCGCTTTTTGTGCCGCTACTGGGTCAACTGGGTTAGCAGGGACATCGCCCTCAAGACGAAACACTGTGTCACCAACATCAGGATCTTCTTCTACACCAACGCCAAGTTCACTTAAACGGGCTATATATCCGCTTGTAACTTCTTTGAGCGCGTTCTCATAAGCTGTAGAACCCTTGGGGTGCATTGTGACAAGGCGGTCAATTTTTGCTGCTTTTTGCGCCCACCCAATAACTTTGGCTTCATCTGAAGTGGCAGAACGCAACTGTTGGTTACGCTTAGTAAGCGGTTTGATGTCCGCGCTTTTGTTTTCTTGCACAGCCAGTGTGCGAGAAGTTGCTGCCAAATCTTTGACGTTCTCTGCTTTAGTAACACGCTCTGCGCGGATGCGTTCTTCAGAAACAATGCCAATCATTTCGTCTGCGGTCTTTTTGGCAACAATGTATTCATTGCGCAATTTGACAATTTTGTCTTCGTTGGCCTTTTCCATCGGGCCAAGTTTTGACTCAAGCGCAGCAAGTTTGTCCCGTAATGGCTTAGAAGCGTTCTCAAGCGCCTGAACTTTGGCATCATGCACAGCGCGTTTGTATGGAGCGTAGCCACTTTCCCACAAGTTTTTCAACTCATTAATTTTTAAATTTTCTTTGCCCAACGCTTCTTTGGCTTCCCGCACCGCTTTGCGTGTATTGCTCAAGTCGGTTTGGCCGACAAGATTCATGTTGCGGTCAAGCTCTTTACGCAGGCGGTCTTGTTCGGCACGTTGAGTAAAGTATTTTTTCTGGTCAGGCTTGGTCATTGCGCCAAGCGCGTCTTGTTCTTGTTCTATCAGTAAGTCTGAAGCAGTAATTGGTTCGCCGGTCAACTCTTTAACTGTGACTTTACGTGCGCCAGCCAAATCTTCCATGCGTTTTTCAGCACGTTCTAAGTTAACTTTTGCAATTGCAATCTGCTCATCCGTACCCAAAGAAGTAACGCCTGCTTTACCAACTTTGCGGCCTTCAACTCTAGCTAACGCATTACGCGCTTTCTTTAAGTTGTCGTATGCTTTTTTGTATGTTTGGTTGTTTGCCGCTTTTTCTTTGTCGGTAGCGTCGGGGTCTTTGGCGGGATCGTAGTTAAATACAGGCCCTTTATCTGTGTACACAACAGACCAGCCGGGGTTAGTTGTTTCAACTTCAAAAGACGGGCCACCTTCCCAAGCATTGGTTTTCCATTGCATGGTTGCAGCAGCTTTACCTTCTCTACTGAGCGCCTTAATCTGAGTAACCTTGGTGCCGGGCAAATTCAAACCCTCGCCAATACGCTGTTCAAAGTCTTTTGTTTTTTGCGCAGCAGCATCTTTAGCGTCTTGCAGAACTTTTTCTGCGGTCATCAAGTCAGTGCGGCGTTTAGCTAGTGCCGCCGTTGTCTGCGGCGTAGCTGAAACAAGTTCAGCTTCAAGTTTCTTCAACGCTTCCCAAGTATTCTTAAACTCTTTGTCCGCCATCAAGAACATGCCAAGCTGTTCTTTTTCAGCATTTACCAAAGCTTCTTTACGCTTTTGAATATTATCAATGTGCGTTTGAATTTTTTCTTGTGTTTCTATTACGTCCAAGTAGTAGTTGTGCCAAGCCGTAGCGTTAGTTGGCGCAGGGGACGCTTCTAATTCTGCCAGTGTCTTATTAAACTCAGCCAACCAACCGTTGTACTGCACAAGCTCTTTGTCTTGCGTATCAATAGACTTGCGCCACTTATCCAAGTTTGCCTGTGCGCGGCCAAGGGCCGTAGACAGCGGGTCTGTTGGAGATACATACAACTTAGAAGCTAAATTTTCCCGAGCTATTTTTAAACGCCCAGCAAAAGTCTGCATGTTCTTTTTAGTTTGCAGTCCTACCAGTTTGTTTTTAGCGTCAGCAATTTCTTCTGCCGATGCGCCTGCTTCTCTCAAGTCGTACCAAACCTTGTTTGCTTCTTTAATCTGCTTTTCTAACGTAGCCGCTGGCGTTTCGGCTACTACTGTGCCGGGTTCGGGCGCAGCTTTTTCTGGATAAATAATACCGTTACGGCGTGCGCGGCTATCCGCCTCGTCCATTTTTGTTCGTGCAGTTTCAACCGCTTGCTCAGCGGTATCTAACGCTTCAGCATCCGCTTCTTTAAAAGCTTCGGCAGTTTCAGGGAACTCTGCCATTTTAGAACGCAGGTCTTGCCATGCTTTGCGTTTGGCTTCAACGCGTTTTATTTTTTCTTTTAGTTCGACAACTTCTATTTTGTACGGTGAGTCTTCTGGCAGTTTTGCAAAATTAGCAGATTTTTCTAATTTATTTGCGGCATTTTCGTAATGAAAACGCAACGCGTCATAGTACGCTTCCATGTTGACCGTTGCTGGCGACATTTTGCGCAACTTAGCATACGCCTCCTGCGCGGCAACGTATTCGGTACGGGCGCTTTGCAATTCTTCAAGAGCAATAGCTGTAGGTTCTTGTACGTCCCGCACTTGTTTACGCAACTTAGCAATCTTGCCTGATTTGGCTGAACCCAAATACTGTTCTGGGGTATCAAAGATAACGCCGAGTTCTGGCGCTTTCTCAAACATATCTGGGGTTTTAAAATCAGCACCTGCAACAGGTTTTAAAGGCTTGATTGTGTAAGTAACCCCTTTTTCAGGGCCGTCTGTAACTGTGTAGGTGTAGTCTTGCCCTTCCACGCGAGGCACGCCGTACATACCCAACTCTTTAAGACGGGCACTATTCTTGACGTATTGCGCTTCAAACTGATTAAGTTGTTTGTTTAGTTCGCCTACACGACGAGTTTGGTTGGCATCTAGCGCACGTTTAACTGGGGGACGCTCTCCAACTTTGACTTCTTTGGCCGGCTCTGGGCGGATACCAGTGGCAATTTCTTCCAATTCTGCTTTTGCATCATTGATTGCGCGTCCCAGTTTTTGGTTTGCTTTCTCCAAGTCTTGGCCTTCTTCGGCTTTGGCTTGTTTGGTGTCAGCGGTGGGGGCAACAACCATGCCTTCTTGGTCTGCCATCAACTTGTTGTAACTGGTTGTCAAACCTTCAATACGGTTTTCTAACGCAGCACGGCGCTTAGCCATGCCTTGCTTGCCTTTAATTGCTTCAATTTCTTTTTTGGCTTCAGAGACACGGCGTAGCAACTCTTGCGCGTAGTTGATAGGGCTTTGCTCAACGCGCTTAATTTCTTGGCCTTCGCGCCTAAATTTAATCTTGCCTTCAGGAGTTGTTTCAATACTTTCTTTGGGCGACAGGCTATCAATAATTTTATTGAGTTCTTCAAAGATAACTTCTTCTGCACGAACAGGCGCGGCAAATGGGCGCTCCCTCAATGCGCGTACATCTCGGTCAAAAGTTGTGTACTCAACGTGCTTTTGCTTAACTTCTTGCAGGGTCTTGACCAGCGCTTCGGTAACACCGGCATCTTGTTTTGCCAAATCAATTAAAGGTTTTTGAACGTCTTTGAACTTGCGCATAGCCGCTTCGCGTGCAGCATATTGGCGTTGTTGTTCTTCAGTGCCATTAGGGTTGCCTTCAGGCATGGCCTTGTATGCCTGTTCATACGGATCAACAAACTTTTTAAGGCGCTCCATACGGGAACGCAAATCTACCAAACGCTTTGTCAGTTGATCTATGCGTTTGCTGTAGTTTTTAAATGCCCGTGCATTTTTGCCTTTTAGTTCTTGCCAAAAGCCTTTCCATTTTAAAGCGCCGTCGTCATAGTATTCTTTTTCAAGCGTTTGTGTTATGCCAACATTTGGTTTTACTATGCGGCCTGTAACTTTTTCAGTCTTTGTGACTTTACCCGCCATGTTGCGGGTAATTAACTCACTGATAAGTTTTTGCAAATCAGTGCGTGCTTGTTCAACTTGATCTGGGCGAAGTTGGTTAACGCCTTGGGCGGCACGACGGTGTGCAGCAGTTTTTAACGCGGCATTAATATACTTTTGGCCAAACTCTTCGGCAGTGAGTCTGTCTGCGGCGCGAAGTTCTACGCCTTCTTGGTTGACTTGACGGTTGATGTCTGCCAACCTTGTGAGCAAGTTGTCGTAATAAGTCTTTTGCAATGCATCTTGGCGACGCGCTTCAATACTATGGCGTTGGGCATCAAATCTTGTTGTGTCACCAGAAAGCGTGAGCTTGCTAATAAGCTGGTCAGCATCCTGCAAGTATTTGTCTTGGGCTTCTTGCTTGGCTTGCTTTTCTTCTTTTGTTCCTTCTGGCAAGTTTTGCCACTCATTGAACTTAGCGTATCCCAAAGAACCCAACACACTAAACTTGTCTTCAACCGTCATGTTTTGCAACGGTTCTAGTTTTGCCAAATTCTTGTCTTCTGTTGGTATTTTGGCTTGAACAATATCTGCGCGTTGTTGTGTACCCGTTTCGCGGATGTGTTGTAACAGGCGGTTGACTTCCGTTGCCTGTACATCGCTTTTAAGCTGATCTATGGTTTCTTTACGCAGCTTACCGTCAACGTCATACAGTGAACTTTCTGTTGGGTACGCCGCAGCAAACGCATCACGATCTGCTTTGTGCTGTTCCAGTTTTTGACGCAGAATGTTTTCTGCTATTTTTACTTGGTTTGTATTTGTTAAGTCTAGGTTAGCGTTGCCAAGTCCGGTCAGTCCCAGTGTCTTACGCACACCAGCGTTAATCATGCCGCTATCAATAGCGTTTGTAACATCTGGAGCAATTTGTTTTTGCAGCGAAGTCAAATACTGTTGTGGTGTTAGCGTCATGCTTTGCGCAATATCACGCTCATCTAACCCGCGCTGGTACTCTTCTTCCTGCTGAAGCATCAACTCATCTGCTGAAGGTTTTGCTTTAAGTTTTTCTAAGCGTTCGCGACTTGCAACAGTACCGCGCTCACCTTGGTAGAGGCTTTCAATATCCTCAATCTCAGCTTTTTCTTGCTTTGTTTCATAGCCCGGAGCAAACAAATCCATCTGCTCTTTAGGAATTGCTTCAACGCTTGTACCGGGCGCGGCTTCGCTGCGGAGCTTGTCGCGCATAGCAAAGTTCTTTTGGTTCCATGCATGTAGCTGTTCGGCATACTTGGCGGCAGTTTCAAAGTCACCGGTTTCTTCAGCTTTCTTACGCTTAGCGTCAGCTACATCAGGGTCAAACTCGGGGCCAGCCAACTTATCAACTTGTTTGTACAGGTCTTTAACTGCTTCGCCGTTCTTTGATATCTCACCTAACTGGCGGTTAAGCGTTGCCACCTTATCCATTTGATTGGCTTGGCTGAAGATGTCACGTTGTGCTGTCAGCAGGGAAAGGACGCGGCTTTGCTCTCCTAAATCTTGCGCCAGTTTCTGTTTTGTAACGGCAAGAACTTCCGTTGGATCCATTCCCTGCAAACTTTCAGCAGAGATGTTGGCTTTTTCTGCCAACGCAAATGCGTTCTTTTGTAACTGGTTTGGTGGCAACAGCGAGTATTGACCTTGTACAGTCTCGTCGCCCATTGCGGCAAGCAAATTGCCTTGGGGTTTTTTACCAGCAGCTTCTTCTGCGGCTGCTCGCTTACGAGCTTCTTGTTCAGCTTGGTACTCGGCGGCACTTTTTTCAAGGTCGCTCTTAAGTAAGAACGCTTCAGCCCTGCTTTTCTCGCCACCACGTTCAACAAACCTACCCGCAGGAGCCAGCGCGCCGCCAAGGATTGCGCCGCCTACAAAGCTATCAAAGTACTCTTGACGGGCTTGGGGATCTGTAATGTTTAGTCCGGCTTGTGCACGTTCAAATATCTGTTGGGCGGATTCAGTTAAACCTTCAACGCCCATTGTTTTGCCGGTGGCTTTGGCGTAGTCGGCAGCTTTTTGTCTTAGCGTTTGACTGAGTAATGCTTGGGCTTCTGCCTCGGTTAGTTCCTTGCCTGCTACGCCCAGAATTTTTCTAATGCCGGGAATAAAACGTAAACCGATAACATCCAGCGCCGCTTGTGGGATGGCTGCCGCTACCGCTTGGGTACCGCTAGCTTCTGCTAAAGATTTACCCTCATCTAATTGACGACCTAAGTTAGTGCCTACAAACTGCGCGGCGGAAGGAATACCGGCTGTTAATGCTCCCGCAACAGCCCCCGTTGGGCCTAAAGCGGCTGCTGCAATAGGCGCAACCATGTACGGCAAAGATGTGCCAGCTAGTTCTTTAAATTTTGTAAAGGGTGCTTGTGCAAAACTTTCTTCTGTCGGTTTAAATATTTTTCGGGATTCTTCTTGCTGTTGTTTATAGTATTTCTCAGCAGCATCCAAATCCATGATGCCAGCCTTACCCGCAGTAAGCGCGGTTTGGCCTTTAATTTCCTCAAATGCCCCACGCATGGCGGGGAAGAAACCGGTTTCTGGTTTGGCTTCTTGAGTCTGTACTTTAGGAAAGGAATTAGGAAAGTCGCGTTGAGCGCGCGCCCACGTTTGCGCAGGCGTCTCCCCTTCTCGAATCGTTACCGAGTTGCCGTCGGGCAGTGTGAGGTATTTAGCCATTTGCTAATCTTACCCCATTACTGTTTGTCAAGCAACTTACCCGCCGGTGTGTCGCTGGTGCTTCCCTGTAAAACACGTTCTTGCAATTGACGGTCAAGCAGTGCTGACCCAACAGGATCTGCTTTACGCGCCATTTGTTTTTCAATTGGTGATTTTTTCTGCCAATCAAGCAGTATTGCTTCCGTGCCTTTGCCCTCTGGCCCCATAGCTGATGAGTATGCTGCAAGACCTTTTACAGCATCGCCACCACCAAGTTGTTTGTAAAAATTCAAGCTGCCAGCCGCAGGATTTTCTTGTCTATACTTAGCTTCTAGTCCAGCCAATCCCAGTTGTGTAGACCTAGCTCTTTCAGCAATACCAGCTTGGTTAGCCATCTGTGCGTAAGCAGTATCAATATTCGCAGCCGTTTGTTGGTTTTGCGCTGCCGCTTTGTTTTTCTCGCCAACATTAAATTGCTGTATTTGGGCGTAGGTAGTTACTGACGCAATAGCTTGCTGTTTGTTCATGTTGAACGCGTCGCGCATACCAGCTAACTTTAAGACAGCCCCTTGATGTAAGGTATCGTCAATATCTTTTTGTGCAGCGCGTGATTCACGCGCATTCATGTTGGCTTCATTGCGACGGAATTCTTCAATTTTCATCTTAGCGTCGTCAAGCTTATCCCGCGCAGCCTCAATCTGCGCCATGCCTTCTGCGTATTTCTTAGTGCCTACTTGCGCACCTTTACCAATGTTTACAAGCGCGTGAGGGCTTTCGCCCGACATCATAGACAGTCCTGCTTCTAGTAAAGCCAGTCCTGTATTACGCTCTTCCATTGTGTTAATTCGACCTTCTTTTTCGGTCAGTTTTTTGAGCGTTCCTTCAAACGCCAGCCCTTGTTCTTTAAATTGCTTTTCAAGATCTGTTTTATAGTTTTGTTTTGCTGCAACCGCTGTTTTGGTTAACTCTTCTGTTTGCCCACCAAAAGGATCTTTTGCAGGATCTTTACCCATTGCCTTTGTTACCGCATCTGCAAAAAACTCAGGGGTCATGTTTGCAAATTCCGCAGGTGTGTATGAATACCTTTTTGCGTCTAGTTTGTTTATAGGCCCCATACTGCTGGCCGTTTGAACAGAACCAAGCAACTTATTAATGCCAGACATGTACGCATCATCGGCAGTGGGTTTAGCAGCAGGTGCAGGTGCAGGTGCAGGTTGTGTTCCGTCTTGCCCAACAACGGCTGTAATGCCGGCAGGTGCAGGTGTTGGAGTGTATTTGCTATCCGTTGTAAAAGACGCGCCTTTGGAAACGTTGTCTGCCATTTTTTCTTTGACAAACTTTGACATCGCTGTGTTTCTAATATCGGGGCTTAATTGCTTACCTGCTGCGGCTTCCATTTCCGCCACTTTTCTGGCGGCGTAGGTTTCAGGGTTTTCGTTGGCTGCCGCCAACTTAGTGTTGCGCTCGTCTACGGCTGCTTGCGCACCCATTTTGTATGGCAACGCTGCTTTCTTTTCGGCTTCGCTAGAAGGATAGAAAAGTTCATACCCGAGAGAAAGCGGAAGTGCCGCACCTCTAAGGCTTCCCAAACCACTTGATTTTGCAGCAGTAGTAGTAGTAGCAGTAGAGGCGGGGGCAGAAGCAGCAGCTTGTGCAACGGGAACCGCAGGAGGTGGAACAAGTGGTTTAGCCGCAGTAGCTGCGGCACGGATTTGTTGTTGTTCATTGCCGTTTTTGGCAATGAACTCTTGGGGAGACATTCCGATTTGTTTTAAGTAATCTGCCAAAGGATCAATAAATGACCCTGTAGTGCCAGCAAATCCGGGCACATCACCGCCGCCACCAAACGCAACAATACCGCCGCTTGCAAAGTTCTGCATGTTCTGGGCGGGAAGCGTAGCAATACCTTGGTCTTCGGGCATAGCCTGCGCCATCTGTTGTGGGGGAGGCGCAGACATCTGTGCAATTTGTTGATCGGCTACTTTAGGCTGCGGCATCATTCCCGCTTGGCCAGCCTGCCCCGCCTTCATTTGTTTCTTCTGGTTGGCAATAGACAGCGCCAGCGTCACGATGTAAGGGTCGTTCTTGTGCAGTGCGGCATATTGCTGCAACTGTGGCAACTCCATGCGTGACATGGTATCGGTGAGGGTCTTTACATTAAGCATGAGTGTTCCTTACTGCATTTTTGAAAGAGCCAACTCCGCAAGACCGGCTGGTCGTTTCTTTTCTTTAATCCGACCGCCCTTGGCTTTTGCTGCTGTCGCGCCGCCCAATTGAGACAGACCGTAGGCTGCGGTTCCTAAACCGGCAAGTTGAGAAGCCATGCTTGGCGCGGCTTGGTATATCTGTGTGGTGGCTGACTGCATGGGCAAACCACGAGTCAACGCGTTCATGTTTGCCAACTGCAACATGGGGTACTGCTGGGCCGTAGCAAAATCTTGAATCTGCTGGTTGATTTTTGACTGTTCCAACTGCTGTTGCTGTGCGCCGTATTGGTTTTGCAACTGGTTAATACCCATTTGCTGGCCGTAAACATTCTGACCAAGCTGACCCAGTTGACCTGCGGCTGACAAGCCTGTCTGGAGTCCTTGCATACCGAGGTTAGCGCCAAACTGTTGCTGGCCAATGTTGGCCTGTTGTGCTTGCATCCGTGCGGCTTGGTCGGCATTGAACTGTTGCTGGGCTTGGCTAAATGCAGTATTCAACCCTTGCGCTTGAATAGCGCCTTGTTGGTCGGCCAGTGCGCGGTTTGCTTCGGCATCGGTAATAAATTGTCGAGCGCCGCCAAAAGCTCCTGCTTGAGTGGCTTGCGCATTACGTCCTGTACGAGCAATATCGGCTTGGCGTTGGGCAGCTTGTTGCTGAATATTCACTACATTTTGCATGTAGGGGTTCATGTATTGCTCGGCTTGCTGCTGCCCGAATTGCTGAGACCGCGCCATCATCGGGTTGTATTGAGTACCCAAAGCACCCATACCGGCAGCCGCAGTCATCCCAGTAGCCATACCCGTTTCAGGTGTGACTTGCATATTTTGCGCTTGTTGCTGCGCTTGCCGTTGCATGGGAGAAAACCCTGCAAAATACGCGTTGGGGTCGTTGCTAAACGGCTTGTATGGCTTGATGTTTGTTGGGTTACCCGCAGCATCTCTATCAAAAATCTCACCTTGTGCAGCGCCAAGCATCTGCTCAACATACGGCTGTGCATACTCAGGAATGTTTGAAGTCTGTGAGTATGTTGTGTTCGGCCCACCGCCACCGCCCCCACCGCCAAGATACATAGTAAAGTTTTGGCCAGTCAACCAGCTAAACAAGTGCTTAGTGATATTCATATTTTCATCCTCATTACGTGATGGGTTTGTTTCATGCCCATCTTTTCATACATGGGAACCAATTCATTTCGGCACCAACACTGGGCTACCGTAGCTCCGTTAGCCTTCATCCAAGCAACCAACTCTGCTAATACGTGAGGCTTAACTACACTTTTACCGCCCAATAAAGTGCCGTGTCCAACACGATAGCGCGGGTAGTCAATAAACTCAACCGCTGCCGCGCCTGTAATACCTTCATCCGGTTCATCCCACACAAGCAAAAACATTTTTCCTGTACGCATTGCGTACTCCACCTGCTCGATGGTCATAAAGTCCGGTTCAATGTCAAGACTCTTTTGTAAGAGCGGCGCGGCCTTATCCCACACTGCGGGTAATTGATGGGGTGGTATGTGGTACAGCGGCATGTTTAAGCTAAGTACTTTTCAGGGTTGATTTGCTTGCCTTGCTTCTTCGTGCCAGTGCGAGCCTTGCGGATTCTGTCCATCATCTTGTACAACTGTTTAGCGCCTGCTTCAGACGAGCCATTACCGAGGTGAGAAACCACATCGGCAGGAATCACAAATTCTTCGTTGGCCAAGCGTGCGGGTTGTTTGCCAGCAATTGTCGCAGGAATGTCGTCAGACATTCCATCTCCGGGGCCTTTGAGCATACGCCCACCGTCAGAGTAACTGCCTAAATCCGCCAAGCCGCCGACTGCATACTGAGGTTGATACGGGGTGGGTTGTACTGGGTTGTAACCTGTGTACAAGCCGGGCCTAAAAGTTGATTTGTACTTTTCTTTTTCGTAAGGCTTGGGTTTGTTTAAAGCGTTATAAAGCGTGTTTGCGCCCATTAGAGTAGAAAACTTATTTTCCTTTGCGTATTCCAAGCCTTTGTTAAACAAACTTTCAATTCCGCTTGGTGGGGGTGTTGGTGTAGCATTAACCGAAGCGCTTAGGGGAGATTGGTAGTTTAGCCCTTGATTCATGGAATACTGATTTGGCCCCGCTAATTGCTCGGGGGTAAGCCGGGCTTGCATACCCGTACCACCAAACCCTTGCTGCACACCGCCAGCACCGCCCATATCTGGGCGACTAAACCCATAGTCAAGTGTAGGAGCTGGGGTAGGAGCCGCGGGTGGAGCCATAGGCGGAGGTGGGGGCGGAGGTGGGGGAACCGAGCCGGGCATTGTTGATTCAAGATACTGCGCAGGATTAAAAGAAGATAGCGGAGGAGCGGCTGGAGGAGTCGAAACGATCCCCGGCAAATTACTTGCTGTTTGCTCAACAAAAGTAGCATTCTTCACTAAAGCATCCGCACCCTTAGCTGCGTTAAGGAGTTCAGGATTTGGTTGCCCAAAAGGAGTGGTTGATAGATTTGAGGGGATTGTTGGCCCAGTAACAGGTGGTTGCGCCATATTCAGCGTTTCAATACCTGTGGGCGGCGCAGCGGCAACTTCTTGTGCCAGTGTTTGAATACCACTAGTGGTAGCGGTCTGTGTAGCGGCTTGCGTTGCGGCTTGTGCAGCAGCTTGTGTGGCGGCTTCAGCGGCGGCTACTTGCGCCGCTTGTGCGGCGGCTACTTGTGCGGCGTGAACCGCTGCGGCTTCGGCAGCAGCAATGGCAGCGGCTTCTGCTGCGGCAACCTCGGCGGCGGTTAAAAAAAGCGCTGGCATAAATTACTCCTTGAATTGGGGCGACTCTAGGCCAGTCCCACGCAGATTATGTAAACAACAAAGCACCACGTCGTCTGTCAATGCTTTGAAAAGGTGTTTTTTGCCAGCCGGAATCGTAAGCACCGCAGGGGCAGTGAATTGTCCGATATTTTGCCCGTCTTGCCAAGCCTCGATAGTACCCCGAGAAATGAGGGTGGCGTGGTCGTGTTCATGTACGTGCTGGGATAAACCGCAGCCTGCCTTCTCAATGGTGTACGACCTAATCCAGATGTCATCAACTTCATCAAATTGAACGTACTCAGTGGGGGTGCTAGGTGTGTCGGTCATACTTTGATCTTCAAGACGTTAGAGGCAGAGGTGTCGTAGTAGATGTCGCCTGCGCGAAGATTGGCAAGATCGGCTTGGGTCGGCAAACTTACTTTAGATGCGCCGGGTACAGCTAGGTCAGGTTGGGCGCAAGTTAAAGCTGTAACAACATTGGTAGTGCCTACGCCTTGAGAAGCAAACACGGCTGGCGAGGCGTTGTCGAGTTGGCTAAAGTACAGGCGCATTACGTTAATAAGCTGCTCTATGTACCGAGGGTCATATTGATCGGGTGCTGATGGAAATCGCGGTTGAACTGCGCTCTTTAAAGCCATGCTTATCTCCTTCCGTCAGGTCTGATGTCAATACGAGGTACGCCCAACTGCCACTGCACACCAAGACCTGATGTGGCGGAACCTAAGGTTCCCGAACTCACCTGAAATGCCATCTGACGACCACGAATCCGCACGTAGACTTGTTGGGTAAATTGTTGGACTGCGTAGGTTCTGACTGTTGGGCTGTAAGTCTGCGCACTGACAATATCTGGGTTGTTTGATGGGCCGTAATTTGCTCCGGGGTTGGTGCGGGGAAGTACCGTAAACATGGCGGTCGGCGCATTTACATCCGAACCATCAAAACTCAAGTCAGGAATCAGCCTCCAAATAAACCCAAAGTTATGCCCGTCTCCAATGTCAAAATCGGATGAAGTAACCTGCGACACGATGGGAACTACAGGGTTAACCGTACCGTCGTCCACGCCAGACTCATGGTAAACAAGGCGCATGTTTGAAGTTCCGCCTGTTGTTCCGTAAGTTGTTGCCATTGGGAAAGCACGTAAAGAGCTATCCAGCCATGCTGTACGGCCTTGGTTTGTTCCTTGGTAGTTATCCCAGTCGCCGTAATACCAAACATTATCCAAGTGGTTGTAAATTACATAGCGATCAATTACTTCAGAGTTGGCGGAACAATATTGCCACCACACTTCGTTATAACCCTCGTTAGTACCAGCTACAAACTGAAAGGACTGGGTCAAGTTTATGTCCGTGTAAACGTATTGGCGCAAAGTGCATGGCAGTGTTTGAACGCGACCCGAGTACATATAAAACTTGTCCGTACCCATCCAGTAGGTGATGTTGTTAGCGGTTGCTATTGCATTTGGCCCTGCAATAGATATGTTGTCGCCCATCAACTGGAAGCCCCACACATAGGGTGGGCCAAGGTACTGCATAGAATAAATGGCGGAGTCTGTCAACACCAAAATCTCTTGGCGCGTCTGCATGGCAGTGACAATTTGTGAGCCGTGGCTTAATGTATAGCTACCTGCTTGGTTTGTAACAGCAGGAGTCCAAGTGATAAAACTTTCTTGGTCAGACCAGCGAATAAGCATAGGGTCTTGGACAACGCTTCCGTAATCATTGCACCCAAAAGCGAAGATGAACCTAGAGGCATCCGATACTGTGACGTAGTTGGCAATCACTGGACATGAGGAGTCGGCAGTAACTGTTGTACCGTTTTTGATAGTAATAACTGCGCTTGGGCCAAGCAACTGACCACGATTAAATGTATTTGCCGACGCAGCGTTTATCCATATATACAGCGCACCACCACGGGGGTTGAACACCAAGTCTTCGCCAAAGTTTGACTGACTCCACAAGCGAAGCTGAACGCCAACACCAGATGCCGCAGGAGAACCCCAACCTGTAAATGCAGTGGATTGAACAACGGCTGCGTTGTCTGCATGGGACGCGGCTGCGCCTGAGCCTGTTCCGCTTAATCCACGGACACAACCCAAAAATTGAGTTGAATTTTTACTTGCATAAGATATGTTCTCTGAGTCAATCAGAATGTTACCGGATGCCGCAAACGCGGTTGTGTCGTCTACTGTGATTGTAGTGACGGAACTGTTTATAGCCCCATTAAGTTGGTTTGTTGCCGTGCCTGTAACAACACCGCCCCAAGTACCTGCGCCCCAGCCAGTGTTTAAAGCGTATACGTCAGTACCCGTTGTGACCTGATAAGCGCCAACAACGGAGCCTCCACCATTGCCAGAGTCCCCTGCGGTTGCTGCAACTGAGGTTGT